TAACTCTAACTACGCCAGACTGTGTTAATGCAACTGATGGGTCAGGGTACAAGTTAAAATCTACGTTTTGGAATGTAATTACGTTAAAGTTACCACCTGTACTAGCATAACTTAGAATAGTTAACTCTTTACGAGCGTAGTTATATGACGCACTACCCTGCATTGTTGTATTTAAACTTGAAACGGTATATGCAGAAGTACCATCTAATGGAGCAGTATAATTTCCGAATAAACGATCTACAGCAGTAATTTTACCGCCGTTTAAAAGGTATACAATTCTTTTGTTTGAGTGGTCACTATTAATTGCATAAGCATTTAAATAGTATTTATTGTAGTTAGAACTAGTAGCCCTTCTAGCACTACCAAAAGTACCATCACTATAAATATCAATACAAGAATTTCCAAATTCGCCTTGTGAATTAGTTGCATTCATATAGTTAGACGTACTGGTTGAAGACGCTTGGTTACTAGTATCTGATACCCAGCTAAACTGAGAAGAATAGTTTTGGTATGTTCCGCTAGTTAAATAAACTATGTTAGAGGGGCCATAGCTATTATAGTTACTTGGGTAACTCAAGTTTATTGGCTGCGCAAAGTTTTGATCGTAAAAAGCAAAGCCACCGTTTCCGTTAGATGGGTTATAGCTACATAGTGCATAGCTAAATCTGGCTCCAGTACCCGAAACACCTGGGTTGACACCACCGTTAAGAACTGTTGTAAGAAGTTGTGGCATATTAAACGAGCCTCCATCCAAAAGAAGAATTATAAGTTAAATTGACTGATGCGCCTGAAACGTTCAGGATTAAGTTTTGACCAGAACCTTGAATACTTGCGCCATTATATCCTACAGTTACAGGATTTACCCCAAAAGTGCTATTTGCATCTGCAATCTTTACCGAGTCATTGTTATTAGGCGATGCTGGTAAAGTAATTGTAAATGGGCTAGAAGCAGTATTGCATAGGTAATTGGTTCCTGCTACTGCAGTAGTTGCCGCTGTTGTAACTGTCCATTGTGGTGTAACAGATACAGTACCCCAAGAAGTAACTGTGCCGTTTGTAGTTAAATACTTACCACTATTTCCAGTTTGGCTTGGAACAGCCGCACTAACTTGAGTACCAACATAAGTAACAACCGCAGATTGGGTAGGAACCTTGACTGGAGAGTTCTGAGCCATTGTACCGTCAGTACTAAACTCATTAATCTGAGCGCCTAACTGAGCGCCAATCGAACCCAAACGTAAAGATGTCAAACCAGACAGGTTAAACGAGTTAGCATTCAGTGTTGCGGCACCAGTTGCTTGGTTAACCGCAAAGTATGAACCAACTTGGAAGTTACCTGCTTGGTCAGCAGAAATATAGTAAACACGACCAGGCAATGTTTGAAGAACTTGGTTAGCCGGATTAGGTGCTTGTGTTGGGGTATTAGGGTAGTTTGTAGTTGTAATACCACCAGTACCAATATTTAAAAAGTCATGGGCAGTAATACGGCATAGACTAAAGTTAGAACGAATCGTAACTGTAGAACCCGATGCTGAAGCCGTAGCTTTTTGTTGCGCTAATACAACAGAAATAACACTAGAGCTATTAACCCAAGAGCCAGAGGTTGCGTTAATAATATATGCAGAAGAATCTCCAGCGACTTGAACTGACTGACCGACTTGAGGTGCTGCTATCAAATTGTTCAATACAAGTACATAACCTTGTTGCCCACCATATGTAGATACTATACCAACACCACCGCTTGTAGCAGTAATAGTTTGGCCAGCAGTAAATGTACCACCAGTAACGTTAGTTACATAGACAGAAGAAATCTGTACGTTAGTTACAGTTGCAGTTACACCAGCACCGTTAGATACCGTATCTCCTGGATTAATAGTACCTGTGTAATTACCGGTAAAAGTAATTAAAGTACCATATAAAGAACCAGTAATTGCGGTCTCAGCAGCGCTATATCCAGATGATACTGATCCGTATGTACCATATGAGTTATTTCCGCTAATAGAACGTAACTGACCACCATTAGTAGTTGCATATCCAAAATAAGCGTAGTAAGTAAATACGCCGACGCACTCAGATTTACCATTGTTATCAACCCAAATACCTACACCATTATCGTGAATACCTGTGAACTCATGGAAAAGAATTGAGCGATTACCAGATGAGTGTACGCTACCATTAACGTATGCGCCAATACCACCAGAAGAGAAGCAAGCACACTCAATAACATAAGGTGATTTAACAATAATTGGGGACGCTGGGTTTAATGCGCAGTAGATACCTTTTGGCGTAGATGTAGTAATATCTGAAGGTGTTGCTCCAGGAACCCAGCCAGTCATGCCTTGGAACGATAACTTATTTAGCAAAGAACCATCCGATAACGCCCACATAGTTGCTTGGTTGTTTGGTGTTACACCATCTGCAGCAAGGCCAGAGCCAGGTTGAACAATTGTAGTACGAGTTGCATCACCTACGATAGCGCAGTTAGGAGGAACAACCATTGGCAATAATGCTTCTTGGTAAGTACCAGATTTAACAAAAATTGCAGTCTTTTGACCAGATGGAACAGCCGCAATTGCGCCTTGAATAGTTAGCTTTGGAAGGGCTAAGCTATTTCCTGGATTTGAATCGCTACCATTTTTAGCAACATAAAGAATATTTACACCACTAGTAGCATTAAGCCAAGCTAAGTTAATGCCATCATTAGCGATTGATAATGAGTATCCATTTTGGCCAGAAGTAATTGCGGGGAATACATTATTACCAGCAGCAAAAATCTGCCACTCACCGGCAGTCAAGTCGGTATTAAAGTTTGAGCTAGATGTATTATCCTGTAAGCAAATATAAGAAGATGTTAAGTTATAAACTACATCATTAACTAAATATTGTGTAGCTGCAGCCCAAGTACCTCTCCAACGAATACCACCGTTAAAGATCTGCCACTTACCAGCAGCTAAGTCAGTAGCAAATACACCAGATGTATTTAGTGTTACGCAAGAATAAGTATTACCGCCATAAACAACAATATCGTATGGTAGATACTGAGTAGCAGTTGTCCAAGCACCACGTTGACGTAATCCTGATACAAAGATAGACCATTTACCAGCGGCTAAGTCAGTAGCAAATACACCTGAAACGTTTTGTACTTGGCAAGCGTAAGTATTAGCGCCATACTGAACAAGGTCGTTTACGTAATATGTAGTTGATGTAACCCATGCACCACGGTTTTGAAAGGCGGAGATAAACGGCTGCCAGTAAGCAGTATTAGTAGGTAAATTACCTGTAGTATTAGCAGTTGCAATATATAGGTTTGCGCCATAGGCTACGATATTATTAGGTACATATGCAGTAGCGGAGTTATATACACCACTAGCAGCAATACCAGAAACAAATGGGGACCAATAAGTAGCATTTGTTGGATCATGGCCGGTTGTTGTTTGGATTGCAATATAGGCAGATGGGCCATACGTTACAACGTCATCCGGTTGATAGGCCGTAGTATTGCTATAAACCCCATTATATTGAATACCAGTTACAAACGTAGACCAAATAGCAGGGTATAAGTCAGGTTCTTTATTAATATTATCCGATAAAGAAACGTAAACTACAGCGCCATAAGCAACAGCATCGCCAATGTGGTATTGAACAGCAGGATCCCATACACCAACGAAGTTAACGCCCTTTACCATTAATGCCCAGTAGGCAGTGTCTGTAGGTAGGTTACCAATAGTTTTTACAACATTAGTGTATACGTATACGTTACCACCATATTTAACAACGTCATTAAGTTCATATTGAGTTGTAATTACATAGTCGCCGGCCCAATAGAACCGTAGTTTGCCTAAGTCAAGAATTGTTGTCATACCATCACCATTAGTAAATGTCCATCATCACCCCACTGGAACTGATATGTATCAGTTGACCAGATCCAAGCTTGATACTCGTTTGGGCCTGTAATATAAGTCGGATCAGGTATAGATACTACACCATCTCCATTTTTTATGGTATCAATATCTAATTGACCCGTTGCATTAATTAGCCTAAAACCGTAAAAAGTTTTATTTTTTAAATCCGTACCTAAATAGAACCCGCCATCTGCTGACATTTTATAGTCCTTCCAGAGCTGAAACGATTATATCAAAACCGTTAGTAATTCCACTAGTATACGTGGATGCAGTTAATGTGTCACCACCTAAAAGTACTAATTTATTGCCTGGAAGCAGTGCTTCTGCGGCCCCACCAGCAACATAATAATTAGATACCACAGCCGTTGTTGTTCCGCCTCGAACTAAATTAATAGTTATAGGTAAATTTGTATAGTAAGTATTGGCTGCATTTAAACCAATAATAACGCAATTACTACCTCCAGGGGCGGTAAAAATAGTCTGGGGTGTCGTGCCTAGACCTTGAGTTTGTATGCTGGTAAATGTTGCCATATTAGCCGCCCAATGCAATTGCGTAAATTAAAGCTGACCCTGCTGGGTCGTACACCAAAGACCCATCTACATTATTATATACTGCTCTTTCAGCGGGTAAGTCACAAAATATATCTTTTGGTCCAGTAGCAAAGTTAACTAATGCATTACTGTTTGAACTTTTAAATACTGTATCTCTGTTCAACACTAAACCAGTACTATCTAATGTACCAGCACCTGTTTCCCAAGTATTATTAGTAGAATCAGAAATTGTATAGAAAGTAGTATTGCCACCGCCGATAGCGGCGGTAAAAGTGGTAAACCCGGGGAATGCCCCCCCCAAAGTCATAGCACCTGTACCGCCTGTGCTAGTGGTTTCTCGGACTCTATCTGAGACTACAAAGGTCATCTATTAACCCGCTGCAGACAATGTATAGGTTACGTTAATAGTATCGCCAGCAGTAACTGTTTTAGAACCAGCAGTAAAGTCACCAGCACTAAATAACACGCCTGTTGTACTATCAATAGTAGAAGAACCACCAATATTAATAAATGCACCTGCAACAGTACCAGAACCAGTCATTGTAAAAATTACTGCGGCGCTTGTAGATAAAACAGCTGGATTAGCATTAGTAGCAGCGCTAAATGTTGGGGTTGGGCGGGTTCCAGAATAAGTAGGGGCATTAGCACCGCCAACTTCTAACCAAGTAGTATGGCTAGATTGCGTATCTGTGTAGGCAGGGGTACCTGTCCCCATTAAACCCATAACAATTGCGCCACCACCAGTGTTAGCAAAGTATGAATTTAAAAGGCTTTGGCGCCCTACGTTGGTGGTCAAATTATTAATGCTATCAGACCATTTTAAGTTGCCTTGGGCATCACGGCATTCGGCTGTATAAACACCTTCTAGGCCAAACATTTCGGTGGATCCAGCGCCACGGGCTACAGTCGCTTCTACGCTGTCTCCAAATAACGATTTTTCATTGCTCATAAAAGTTCCTTAACTAATGCTTAAAATGGCGGTATTTGAAGTCGCCGTTGGAAATGTAATTGTAAATGTATTTAACCCATTTTGAGTCTTAGGACCGCCAAAATCTAAGACCGCTACAGCCGCATTTGTAGTGCTATTGTATATTAAAGCCCCTGCTGCAGTAAAGACTGCTGGGTTCCAAGTTACATTAGCAAATGAAATAAAAGCCGTATTACTAGCATTGTCAGCTATTGGGGGTTGAGAAATAGTCAGAACTTTACCCCCAGCTGTATACCCAGTACCTGTAATCTCCCCTGTTGTTGTATAGGTTAGGGTAGATGCGTTTAGGTTTGCCAGGCTTGTATATAGGGCAATCTTATATGTATATGGGGTACCAATAGCAAAGTTTTCTAACCCGCTAAGGCAGTTTTGCTTAAATACCGTTGTCTGGGTCTGTGCAATAGACATTATAGAGTGTTGTAATTAAGTTTAGTTTGGCCACCACGGTAAGCATCGCCACGCTCCAGGCCATCGCCCAAACGTTTCAATTGACCCATAGCTTCTTGGTATTTGGCAGTATATTGGGCAATAATATCTTGTTCACCCTTCATAAATGTATATGCTTCTACTAGTGTTCCGTATAACAGAACAGGGCTATAATTATCGCCAAGCCAGCTAGTACCAGTATCGTTATTTACACCTTCTACTGTAATATAGAAATTAGTTGTAGAAGTACCGCCAAGGCTAGTAGCAGGAGCGCTTAATTGGTCTCCTACTTGATATAAAGACCCACCATCTACAAGAGTAAACGCTGTAATAGCATTACCGCTAATAGTAATATCTGCAACTGCACCGGTACCATTACCATTTGTAAGAGATACGTTGTAATAGATACCATTTACATACCCACTACCTGCTTGGGTTACGTTATAGGCAGTAATAATACCTTTAACGATTGAAGGCGGGTAGAAGAAATAATGCAGTTCAGCTTGGTAGTTTTGGTCTGGAGTTGGTCCTAAAAGGAAAGACAACTCATTTGGATAGCTAAGCTGTGGACCAAACAATGCATAGTACTTAGGAGTACCGGTATATGACTGTGTTGGGTATGACTCACGAATAAAGTTAACATCTTTATTTAGCAAATATGTGTAGTTACCAGTAGCATCTACAACTGCTAAAGAATAGCTAGATAAAAAGTCTGATGGGCAAGATAAATACGGATTAGAAATAGTAAGTGTGCCCGTTACGTTTCTACGCAAAGAAGGTATCTGAACGGTGTTATAAATCCGCTCTTCAGCCTGCTGAATAAAGGTGTTAATCTGGGTTGACCCCAACGAATTAATAGTACTTTGGTTATCGTCACCAGTAAAAACCGTAGTCGGAAAATCATTCTCCGTATAGGTCTTAATAGTGTTGAATAAAGTTGTGTAATCCATTAGGGTATACCTTTATTAAGCCATCGGCCCACGTGAAGTGAAGCCTTTAGTAGCAGCGCCAGATCCACGTTGTTTAACGCCATCAGTTTTAACTGTAGCACGGCCAGTTTTGCTGACATTACCAACAGCAATATTTGACTTATTAATAAACTCAACACCAGTTTCTGTAGACATAGCAGGTAGTTCATTACTAACAGCTTTGCCACTCATTGTATGAGGTTTAGCATATACTTCAGCAGGTTTATTGTTAATAGCCATGATTAGCGTCCTTTACCTTTGAGGTTAACTGAACCAAACTGGTTAGCTAACTTAGCACGGTTACGACCATCGGCCTTCATTTCTTCATTAGTTTTACCAAGGCTTTTATTTGCCTTATCAATTTTTGCATTAGGGCCTGAGTCACCTAGGTTTTTACCTTTGGTTGCACCCTTGCTAATAACACCATCAAATTTTGCCATGTCCTACTCCTAATTAATTGTTACTTGGCCTACATTACCTACAGCTCTTAAATAATTTTGAGTTTCCCCAAAATCGTACTTCATTCCTACGGGATTCCAAGACCACTGAAACACTCGGCTACCACCACTAGGAGTACCATTTGCTAGTACGCTAGTACCCCCATTTACATTTACATCCAAACCATTGTTGCCTGATTGGTAGTAGCTATTATCTCGGCGTGGCTCCCGTACAGCTTGTGGGTCATTGACCGGATACATCCCTAATTGTAACTGAGGTTGATCCATTTCCCAACATTCTGGGCATACTTTAATACTAACATTCTTGGTCTTAATAGTCAGCTTTTTGAGTGTAACTAACTTATAACGAAACCCGCAACGGTCACATTCAGCAATTGCGAACCGGCCGGATGCAAACTGAGTTGTCATTATTTACTACCTAAGAACGTTTGACGAGGGATAAACCTAATCGGTGCCTTTTCTCTATCTTCTTGCGCTGCTAAGTCAAACTGCTCTTCATAATCTGCTTTAAGTCCAGCAATACGCTGTAAGTCAACACCTTGTAGTTTAATAGACAAATAGTAAGCCAGTCCAGCCACCATGCAGTTTAAGAAACGGAAAGGTATATCTTGGGTAGTAACGCCCTGTCCAGCATCCTGAATACGGCGCATACGCCAGTAAACGAAGTTATAGTAAGGGTTACCTACCGTACCTTGGTCTGGAGTGGGCCAAACAGTGATTTGAGGGTGCCTATCAGGGTTATTACCAGTAGGGTATAAGGCGCCACTTTGACGGTTAATCCATACTTGAATAGGGCGCCCTTGGCTTAGCTTATTAGGGATTGTAGAGTAGGTAGATACACTGATGCGACTGATGGTGATATCAGTTTGGTTGTTAGTTTGACCAGAATTAGTTCTAATTTGGTGTTCAAGTAAGTCAATTGTGTCATCAGGTAAGTCATAAGTATTTACACCTTGAATCAAAGGAATAACGCCCTGTTCAATAGTCCACAGGTTGATACCCCGGTTAGCCCACTCAATAGTTAATAAGTTTAAAGAACGACGTGCAGTACGCAAATCATATCCAGTGCGCAGCTCTTTTCCGCAACGCTCAAACGCCTCTTCTACGAGGTCATTTAGGTCTAGATTAAACGATGAGGTACCTGTTGTAGTCATTATTTAGAGATTCCATATCCACGTTTAGCAAGTTTACCTGCTACTTTACCGCCTTTTTTCATAGCCTGCGGGGAAACCATAGGAGTATCTCCGGCTACTGGCGCTGCTGTAGAAGGCGAAGCACTTAGCTTTGGGGTAGGTAC